TATTTTTCGCGGATCCTTTTTACGGCGCGGTGAACGCCCTTGCATACGGAAACGTGACTCTTATCGAGCAATTCGCCGATATCCCGCAGGCTTAACCATTCCCCGTAGTAAAGATACAAGTAAACGGCCTGCGTTTCGGTCAAGGACGAAAGAATGTCTTCAGCCACTTCTCTTGAGGAGAAATCGATAACGCCCAAAGCCTTTGCGCGTTCTTCGTTGCGCATGTCCCCTTCGATTTCGTTGATCGTTTTCTTTGCGCGCTTTAGCGTTTTCCACACCGTGGACTTATCCACACCCGTTGCCTCTGCGATCTCCGCAAGAGATTTCCCCTGCAAAAACAGATCAAGCATTTCCTGCTGCCGCGGCGAACAGGCGGCTTTCCCTCGCTTGAGACATCGCATCAGGCGGGCCTTCTTGTCCTCATCATCCGGCTCAATGTCAAGGTCCGTCCACCGCACCGTATTCCCGAAAATATCGGCAACGGCGCCGTCCTTGGCTTCGCCGCGGCAGGCGGCCTCGGATTCAAGCCAACCGTCCACATAAAGAGCGGTCCTGCGCTGCTTGGGGGCCTTTCGCTTCTTGTCCTTCGGCGGTCGGGCGGCCTCCATACGCAGCAAGGCTTCTTCATACATTGCTACAAGAATGCTATATCGTTTTTTCTGCTCGGCGAGCTCTTCCGGGTCGGTAATGTCCTTCAGCTGCGATTTGACGAGCTCTTTTCTGTCCCATAGCTGCTTGCGTTCCTGATCGGCCTGCTCGTAGGCGGTCATCCCATCACATCCCCGTTATTCGGCCTCGCCGAGCAGGATCTTCGCCGCTTGCTCGGCGTCTGCCATTTCCGCAATTTTGCTGTCCTTCTGCGCGATCTGCTGGTCCTTTTCCGCGATCAGGGCGTTTTTCTCGGAAAGCTCGCTGTCCTTGGCCTCGGATGCCGCCGTCAGCTCGGCGATCTGCGCCTGATAGGGCGTCACATCGCCCCAATACTGCTTGTCTGCGGCCAAGACGACAACAAACGCATTCGAACTCTTTTCATAGGTGATATCCTGCACGACAAAGGTATAACCGGCGGGCAGAATACACGTGTACTCACCCGGATGCACCTCCGTGATCTCAACATTCGTCCAGTCGATGTTTTCCACAGCTTCGAGCGTGTTTTCCTCGTAGCAGCGCTCAAAAACGACGTGATACACGTCTCCGAAGCGATGGCAATAGCCTACGCGATGACCGTTGATCCGCCATTTGATCCCGTAATAGCTCATAGTGTTTTCCTCCTTATCCGATCAGCAGCACCGCACCGGCAAACGCCTCCGACGTGTGCAGCGTAATATTCCCGTTGGATTCCACAATGGCATAGGTCTCGATGCTCGCCCATGTGCCCTTGCGATAGCTTCCATTCACCAGAATCGACACCTGCGCAAAGACGTCGCTGCCGCTGAGACCGTGCTCGCTCTTCGCAATGGAAAGCGTCGCTTCCGCGTCCGTCTGTGTCCACTGCGCGGCGGTGAAGGTCTTGTAATAGGACGTTTTCTTTGCATCGGCCCATTCCGACCCGTTTGCGGTTTTCGTCAGTACCTGACCGGCGCTGCCGCCGTTCGGCAGTTCTTTTGGGTGCCGGTGATCGCCGCGGGAATAAGTCTCGGCGCTGCCGGCATTGGCGACGCCGGGCGCCTGCGGAAGCTCGTCCGTCGGCGCGCCCTTGCCGTCGTTGCCGCGCTGCGCGATGAGCTGCCAATAGGCCGCATCCGGCGGGGCGACGCCCTTGCAGGGCTTGATGCATACGTAGCTGCTGCCGCCGCTCGACACCTTATTGCCCGCGGTGTATTCCGCAGCAGCGGAGTATTCGCCCCAGCTGCTGCGGGCACTCTCTGCCGCCTGCCGGGCCTGCTCATTGGTCTGGCGCTGCTGCTCGGCGGTCTCGCGCGCCTGCTCGGCATTCTGCCGTGCGGATTCGTTCGTGCCGCGCTGGGTCTCGCCGCTTGCTCGCGAGCTCTCGGCGCTCTTTCGCTCGCTTTCCGCCTTGGTTCTGGCGTCCTCGGCGGTTTTGCGCCCGGTCTCCGCCTGCACGCGCTGGGCCTCGGCATTTGCCCTTGCGCCCTCTGCCGTCACGCGGTTCTGCTCTGCGGCGGCGCGGGCGGATTCTGCATTGCCGCGGGCAGTCTCACCGCTCTTGCGGGTATTTTCGTTTGCGACCCGCTGTGCTTCCGCCTGCTCACGGGCAGCTTCAGCGGCGGCGCGAAGCGATTCCGCATAAACGCGGGATGCCTCCGCAGCCGTGCGCTCTGCTTCCGTCGCGTCGGCGGCAATGATAGCGGGGATCAGGTCATCGTTGATGTAGTCCTTGATGGTGTTGCCCGCTTCATCGAATTTGGCCTTGAGCTGTGCGCTCGTCAGGCCGCCGACGTCATTCGGCTCGTCGTCCAGCTTCTGGATGATGTTCAGGTCGCCGTTTAGGTATTCAAGCTCGATCGGAGCATTCTGCACTGCATTCAGATCGGCGGTCAGTTTCGTGCTCATTCCGAATTACTCCCTTCTCGGTACTTCGCCCGATTCGTTGATCTTGCGCTGTAAATTGCCGTAGCCCGCGCCGCCGCGGACGGGCGGGGAAAAGCCGCTCGGGTCCATCGGTGAATCGCTCTGCCCGTTACCGGGCGCGCCGCCCGGCATCACGCCGCGCTCGGCGGCCTCCGTGATGGCAATGAGCGTCTCGCGGTCGGTGATCTGGCCGTTGGGCAGGCGGCGCAGGTATTCGCTCGTCGGGATCTTGCCCTGCATCAGCAGATTGTCGAGCGTCTGCATATTGGCGATCTCGCTCCAATAGCTCGACGCACCCGCGTCAAGGTCAATGCTGCACGGCACGCTCTGGATCGTCGAGAAGTCAAACGGGACGGCCATTTTTTCGCCGATCTCCCGCACCTCGACTTCGACGGTGCGCGTTCCGTAATATTCGCCCTCGAACTCCATGAAGATGCGCCCGAGCTGCTCGATGCACTGCAAAAGGTTCTGCTTCGTCAGCTCCATCGGCGTCGCCGCCGCGCGCTGCAAGGCGATGATGGCGCTCGTGTTGTCGGGACGCGTGTCGCCCAGCGCCACGTCGGACGCGCCAAGGAATTTCTGTGTGTAGCCGATGGCCACGTCGATAAACTGCGAGATTTGCGGCGAAATGCTCGCGGGGTCAATGATTTTGGCCACGCCGTCCACGCTGCCGTTGACGCCGATAGCCGCGCCGACCTTGCTGCTCCACTTGGCGACCTTCGTGCGGTCGTATACGATCTTCGGGTAAGCCAGCGTCATCAGCGAGATCATCGACATGGCATATAGCTTGTTGACGAATATCTGGTTCGGGATGAGCCCCGTGATCATCGCCTGCCCGTGATAGCAGTCCTGCACATAGTCCCAATTCATCCACACGATGGGGTAGAGGGAAATGCCGAGGTCCCACTCCTTGCGAATTTCTGCGTCGCCGCGCGTGCATTCGTAGCAGTGGATCGTCCCGCTCTTCTTGTCGCGCCACAGGCGGAGAATGACGGTGACTTTATTGCCGCCGAGCTGGTCGATCTCGATGTTGCTGCCCTCGCGGTCATCTTCCGTGATGTTGTCGATGTCCGACGCGCTTGCGCCCCATTCGCGGGCGTAATCCTTGCATTCGCTCACGAGCATGCGCCGCTCGATGAGAATATAGGGCTGCGTCTGCACGTCGCGGCTGTTGGGGTTGCCGAAGTGGACCTGCGTGTTTTGCAGCACCTCCACGCCGATGGCGCCCTTGGCCTGCTGGCCGGTCTCGACGCTGCTGTCCCAATAGGCGAACAGGCAGCCGTCGCCGTCCACCGCCGCGTTGCGGCAGAACTCACGGATCTTACCGCCCATCTGGTTTCGCTCGAAGATGGCGGCGAACTGATCGTTTAAGATATCGCTGTACAGCTCAAGCACCCTCGTCGATGCTCTCCCACTGCTCGGCAGCGGCTTTGCGTGCAGCTTGAGGTTATCGGTCGACACGTTGGCGACGGAGAACAGCACCACGCGCTTTAAGAAGTTGAACACCGGCGTCGGGAGACCGTTGCTGCGCACGCCCACCCATTGCTTCATTTGTTATCGCAAAGGCTTTTTATCCTCTGCTTCTCACGGTTTCCCGTGAGTTCAGCATATCTTTTCACCCTTTATGAGTGCCCCCGCCTCGTGGTGGCTGATGGCGGTTCTCGCCCTGCCACTATGCGTTGCGGCTGGCGCGCATTCCTGCGCGTCTTCACCTCTGATTAGCTTGCGCGACTTGTGATTTTTGTTGGCTCTGGCGACATTTTCACTGATCGTGATCCACCGGCAATTTTCTGGGCGGTATCCGTCGTTCGGGTCGATACGGTCGATTGATAAATTGTCCGTATATCCGTGTGAAAGCGCCCATTCCTTAAAGGCTGGGTAGTTATTCCACTCATCGCAGACACTCACGCCTTTCCCACCATAAAGCGCAAAAGCGTGGTGGTTTTTATTCATGCAGCGTTGCCGCATCCCACACCAGATGGAATAAAGCCGGGTCTTGTTGTCGTGTCCCTCGCCGTGGACGGTGTTCTTCTTCCCGCGCGCGCTCGCCGTTTCGCGTCTTAGGCAGCCGCAAGAAGACGTGTTCCCAGACCTGAGGTTGTTTCCCACTGCAACGACCGTCAGCCCACAATCGCATACGCACTTCCAGTACGTTTTGTGGTTTTCCAGCCTGTCAAGTGCAACGACCGTCAGCCGACCGAATTTTTTGCCAACCATTTCAATCATCATTCATCCTCCATTAGATGTTTTGTCTCGTTTAGCTTTCCAGCTTTTTTCGGGGGTTTTACATCGGCAAGCTATTTACCGATGAAGAAATTTTCGTTTGTCTGCACCGTGTCGTACAGGTTGATGCCGGTATTGAACTGCACCCCCGCGTCATACTCCGCTGCAACTGCCGCCGGGGTCATTTTTTTGCTCATCCTTTCAGCTCCTCCTTACTTTACATTGCCCGCGTAACGCAGCCGGATATCCGTCTCAATGACCGTCGCCGTTGCGCTCGCGGAATTGCTTTTGAAGATCAGGCGGTAGAACGTCGCCTTTTTCACCTTCATTTTCACTTTCTTCACCTGCGGCTTTCGGTTCGTCGCGAAAGAAAAGTGATTGAAGTCCACATGCAGGAACGTCGCAATGCTGTAGCCTACATCCTTTTCGGGGTAGTCGCTGCGCCGGTTCGTTTCCACCGTGACCGTGATACGCGCATTGGCTGCCGGCTGCATCGCAACAAAGATCATGGGACTGTATTTGAGCAGCCAGTCCTTGTCAAAGTCCATCGCGCCGGTCGCCGCATAGCAGTTGATCGCCGCACCGTCATCGTTCCGGTACTTGTGGGAAAACTCCACAACCTTTCCGTCATCGGCAAAGCCGAGCACCGTACCGTTCCACTCGAGAATGCGGTCAAAGGGCAGACTTTCATAGAGATACCACGCGTCATTCGCGTAATTCAGGATGAGCGCGCGCCGCTCAAACTGGAACCAGTATTCATGATCGCCCTTGATATTCGCCGTGCGCACTTTCGGCAGCTCAAAGCTCTTGAGCGTCGCGGCCACGCGGTCGCTGATGCGCTTGGCGTTGTTTTCGTTATTGGAAATGTAGCTTGCGTAGTTGCTGCCGCTGCGCCACTGATATACACTGCCCGCGTCCAGTGTCAGCGGGTTATTTTCCAGCAGCATGACCTGTCCGGGCGCCTCGTTGCCGAACTGACGGTTGACCGGCTGCACGTAAAACGCCGCCGTGCTCGTGTCGTCGGCAAGGCTGATCTCGCCGTGCATGATCGTCCACGCGCTGTCTGTCTTAAAGGCCATCAATCGGGAATAATGGCGGACCAGCGCCGTGAGTGGGGTGTTGCTCTCGCCCACGGCCACCTCGTAGAGGTCGGGGAAGTATTCCGCACTCGCCTTGCCCGTGTCATAGGGGACGCCGGAATAGATCGTGCGGTTCGTGCCGTCACCGTAGAGGAACACGCGGGTATCCGTCGCGCCGTTGAAAAGCTCGCTGTATTTCATGCCGGTCACTTCGCTGCGCGCGCCGTCGCCCTTGCGGTATTCGATCTCCACGGTGTTCGTCCCTGCGGCGGGGGCGGCGGTAAACGTCACCGTTCCGTTTTCAAGGTTCATCGTGCAGTCCGTCACGCTCTCGCCGCCGGATTTGACGCTGCTGACCTCGTTGATGTCCTTTTCCGGCAGCTGGAACACCTTCGCCGTCCCATCGGGGGAGAACTGCACGCGCCGTTTGCCGGTCAGGCGGTTCACGTTTTCGACAAGCGTGCCCTCGCCCTTGGGCGTCGTGGCCGTCTGGATGAGCGGCACATAGCCCTCGACGGTCTCAAAGCTCGTGTCGCTGCCGCCGTCCCAGCTTTTGTATTCGCTCCCGTTCAGCAGATACACCTTTCCGCCGAAGCCGAAAAAGGTCGCCTCGCTGTCCTGACAGGTCCCCTTATCACTGGCGCCGCCGTTTTCGGCATCGACGTCCCAAATGTGCCCACCGTACACAGCGAGGACGTGTTCAGAAGCCCCCACAATGCCGCGCCAAACGCCGTATACGCGCGTTTCGCTTTCTCCCCCCGTACTTTCCTCGCTCAGCGCGGAAAGTGCGTCAGCAAGGCTCAGGATCGTTTTCGAGCCAGGGCGGATCTGCAGGTGCTTGTCCTGCGTCACGCGAAAGTTCCGCATCTCGGCCATCTCGCCGACTTTCAGCGTGGTGTCGCCGTCGGGGTTCTCGTTCAGGCCAAGGAACGATTTGATCTTCAGAATGCTGGAATTGTCCTTTGCCGTGATCTGTGCCAAGATCAATCACCTCCGTAGGAAAGATAGCTCATGTCCATTTCGCCGCCGGTCATCTCTTCGTCATAGTCCTCGTATGCCTCGCCGGGCATCGGGTCTTCCGCGGCTTCCGGCAGCTGCGCGCCCAGCGTGCGCGTGATGCAGAAGTAACGCAGTGCGTCGTTGATATGCGTGATGTTGTGCGGCTCGGTTGCACAGTCGCTCGGATTTTTCTCGTCATGCTGGATGAGCATGATATTTCGGATGAGAGCGCGGCAGCTGCTCGTCACCAGAAGGCCGGGACGGTCTTTCTCGCCGTGCAGGGGCCTCAGCATTTCCTTTTCTGCCGCCCAGCCCTGCACGCGGTTGTTGCTCGCCCGCAGAAGGCCGACACCGTTCTGCGCGAACAGCTCGGCCATGTTCTTGCCGCTGTCCTTCTGCCGGTTCCACATATCCGGCGGCGCGATGGTGAATTCGATGTGTTCCTCCGGCGGCGTCATGGAAAGCGCCAGCGCCGCCGCCTCGGAGACGATCAGCCCGCTTTGCTGTGCCTCGCGATAGACGTAGCAGCGGCCCTCAAAGTCCACCGCGATCCAGAGACAGGCGAACATATCGAGACCGTAGTCGAATGCGCGGTACTTCTTCCATTCCGCCGGAATGCGCGTAAACGGCTCGATGACATGCGTTTCCTTGCGAAACTCGGGGAAGAATGTGCCCGCCAGCGCGTCCCAGTCGCCATAGCGCCAAGCCCTGCGCACATCCTCGGGCAGCAGGTCGAGCATCTGCTTATATTCCGGCGACGCTTCCAACAGCTGCGGGTTATCGTCCACCGTCGCGTGGATGAACGTGTAATCCTTTTCCTTTTCGCCGTCCTGATACTCCCGGTCGATGAAAAGTCGCTTGACCCATGCGTGCCCGATGCCGCCGGGGTTGCAGGTCAGATACATCCGGCGCGGGATCTTCGTTGCGCCGCGCAGACACGCGCCCAGCGTGCGGAACTGCTCTTCGGTGAATTGCGTCGCCTCGTCGATGAATATCCAGTCGTATTCCTGACCCTGATACTCGATGTCGTCGCCGCTGCCGTAGTGGCCGAATTTGATGATCGCGCCGTTGTAAAAGGTGAACATGTGCATTCCGCCGTTGTAGGTCGCAAGCTCGGCGGGGACCATCTTGCGCATGGGGATGATAATGCCCTGCTCCAACTCGGGATACTCGCGTCGGACGATCAGAATGCGGATATCGGGATAGGTCAGCGCACCCATAAGCGCCTTAATGCGCAGCACGTGCGACTTGCCGCCGCCTCGCGCGCCGCCGTAGCCGACGTAGCGGCTGCGCGCCTGCGTGAATTGCTTCTGCTTGGGGTTCAGCTCGCCGAAGTCGACGGTCGGCTCTTTCTTCTTGTAATAAGGCGCTGCCATGCGTTCAACTCTCCTGATATCCTGTGATTTGCAAAAAAGCGGGCAGAGGTGTTCGCTCTGCCCGCTTTGGTTGGCGGCTTCCGATTGGCTTACTCGTAGTCCTGGGTGGCTTCAATGCCGACGCAGCCGTCCTTGGTGCCGACGGCGCGCATCGTCTGGCCTTCCGCCAGCGTAACCGCGGAGCTGTAGGTCTCTGCGGTGCTGGAACAGCGCGGGTCAGTGCCGTCCAGCGTGTAGCGGAACGTCACGCCGGTCGCCGCGGTGATGCTCGCGGCGTGGCTGGTCACGCTGATCGAGGGCGCATCCAGCACGGCGGACTTTGCGCCCGCAACGCCGATACCGACGTTCTTGCTGCCGATAACGAACGCATCGTAGTAAACGAGGCCCTGCACCACGGGGCCGCTGTAGCCGACGCTCTTCTTGATGACGTCGTACTGCGTGAGCTTCACGGGGTCGGCGGAAGTGCCCTTCGCCTTGATCATGAAGTACACGCCGTTCGGCAGCCAGCTCGACGGGACGGGAACGACGTTCATGCCGTCGAACGTGCCGACGCTGCCGTCCTTGACGGCCTTCGTGCCCATGCCCTCAAGGCCGACGATGGCATCCGCCTGCTTGAGCAGGACAAAGTAGGTCGTGGAGATGTAGAGCGTCAGGCCGGTGTCGGGCACAAGGTTGTCGCCCATCTTGCCCTTGAGGTCCATGATATCGCCGACGATCGTGCTCTTGGTGGGAGCCGCGGTCATCTGCTTGAGCGTCGCAGCGCCCATGCACCACTTCTTCAGGCGGTACTTGTCCATCATGGGGACGACGCGCTCGTCAATCTCCATGCGCAGGAACTTACCCGCGGCGGTCTCTACGGCGATATCGCTGCCGTCCAGCGCCTCAAGATGCTTGGTGAAGGCCTTCGCCTGCGTGCAAAGCATTTCCTGCGTGGTGTACTCAAGGTCGGTCACGTCGCCGTAACGCTTGCCGCCGCGCTGATAGTCCGTCAGCTCCGCGGGGACCATGGAGTAGATTTTCACGCTCTTTGCGCCGGTGAATTCATATTCGTGACCGGCTGCACGGTTGGTCTTGGATGCGAGCTTGAAGCGGTTGGCAATTTTGCTCGCATATTTCACGGTATAATCGAGTGCCATATTCTTCCTCTCTTTCATTCGGGCAAAGAGGACGCCCTATCGGTCAGGAATCGAAACCGGCGAGGAACGGATCGACGTTCCGGCTGTCGTTTCCGGCAGACCTCATGCTGCCGGTCGACCGCTGCGCGTTCTTCTTCGCCTGCTGCACGGTCTTGACCGTCTCCTGTGCGGTTTTCACGCTGGCGCGCGCCTGTTCTACGGCGTAGCGGGAATAGGCTGCCGTCAGCGAAAGGCCGTTTTTCACCTCGGCCCACACGCTGTCAGGAATGCTCTTGGGGTCCTTCTTCGCGTTGTCGTAGGCGTCAGGAAAGGCCCGCTGGAACTCGGCAAGATCGCGGTTGATGCGCTCCTGCTCGGCGCGTCTTGCGGCCTGCTGCTCCTGCTGCTGGGTTTCCTGCGCATGAATGCTCGCCTCGCGCTCTTCAAGATCGACGGCGCGGCGGGCTTCTTCTTCACTCATGCCGCCCGCACGCTTTGCTTCGGTGCGGACGCTCCTGACGTAATCGGGGATGCTCATGCCGGCTGCGCGCGCAAACTCGCCGAACATCTCGATTACGGGCTTGGCCTCGTCGTACTTGCCGCGGATACGGTCGTAATCAAGGCCCTTCTGCGCGAGGGTGACCATTTCGGCTTCGCCGACTGTGCGCTCACTGTCCAGATGGCGCAGCGTCCACGTTTTCGGCTCTGCCTGCTGCCCTTCGGGGGGCTGCTGGTCGGTATTTTCGGCAGCGTCAGCCTCCTGAGCCTCGCCCGATGCGCCATTTTCTGTGCCCTCGGGAGAACCATCACCTGCGTCTTCGCTGCCCGCGTCGGTCTCGCTGCCTACGCTTTCCTCCTGATCGCCCGCGTCCTGCCCGTCGGCAGAAACTTCGGTGTCAAGGCCGTCATCTTCGCCCCAGCCGTCAAGAAATGCGTCCTGCTGGTCGGCATCCGCTTCCATGACTTCGGTGTTTTCGATGGTTTCGTTCATGTGCTGCTCCTTCCTCGGCTGGTCTGCCGGGGGAATGTATTTGCACCGGCGCTGGTCTGCACCGGCGTAGTGATGAAAAATAAAAACGCCGAAACGACACGGTTTCCCGTGTGTCTCGGCGTTGAACGCTCTTGCTTGTTATGTATTTATTCGCCTGCGAGCTGCACCCCGTCAACAATGAGCGGGAAACGCTCGACCCTGCATTTGCTGCACCATACCGGCGTATTGCGCACGGTGCTGGTTTTCAGCACCCGCAGCAGCTTTTTCCTGCATTTGGGGCAGGTATACCATCCGTTTACCACCATCGCGCAAATTCTCCGTACTCAATGCCGCCATACGGCAGCCCGTCTTCAATGCTCTCAAACGATGCCGGCACGCCTGCACGCGCCTTGGCGAGGCGCTGCTCGTAGAGCTGCCAGAAAAAGTCTGCGAGCGTCGGGTTTTCCTCGCTCAGCAGCTTTGCTGCAAGCCCACAGGGAAGGACGCTTCGGACGATGTACGGGTCCATCCTGATCTCATCGGAAAAGCCTGCCAGATCGTCGAGCGCCGGACGCTTGCCGTCCTCGCCGATGACGAAGGTATCGCTCGCGGGGTAAACGTCGTCGATGAGGTTATTGAGAATGCCAATCGTGCGGACCTTGTACTCGGTCGTGTCGCCGTTGTCCGTGCTGCCGGTGCTTTCGTTCTGCGCGTCGATGAGGTACATGGCCTTGTCAAAAACGCTCTGAACGCTCAGATCAATGCTCATGTCCTCACTCCTTCGTCACTCCTGCTCAAACCCGGTCCTGCCGTGCGCGGCGTACCGCATGATATTTTCGAATCCCTCGTCGATGGGGTCGGGCGGCGGCTTCTGCATCTCCTGCTCCACGCGCTGCTCCGTGCGCTGCTCCTTGGTTTTGAAAAATTCACGGGCAAACAGCGCCGACATCTCCGCGAGGATGACCACCGTCATCGCCAGCAGCACCGCATGCGTTGCTTTCATTCCTGTTCGCCCCTTTCTCACTTGAAATCGCTGTCGTCCACGCTGTCGCCGTGAACGATGCGCACCGTCGTGTCGTTCTTCTGCTCAATCTTGTCCTGATAGCCGCCAAGGCGCGTCTGCTTCTGGAGGAATATCCCCCTCGTGACCATGCCTTTCTCGCGGTATCGCTCGTCGGTCTCGACCTGATTCTGAATGCGCAGATACGCCATCTGCACGGCGTCCTGCAAATACGCGCAGCGGTCGCCGTCGTACCATGAGCGCAGCGTCGTAAGCGTTACGGTCCGGCCCTTCCTGTTGTGCTCGGAGAGGTAAAGCGCAAGCCCCGCCTCGCCGTACAGCACGCCGCGTTCGTCGCAGTCGTCGAAATAGGCGTCGGCGACCTTCTGGAAGTCTTCAACGTGAGGGAAAATCGAGACGGCTTCGTGCGCGGCCTTGGAACGGGCGAGTTGGCCCGTCACGGTGTCACGGTTTTCGAGATATCCCGGCTCGCCCTTTTTCTTCGAAAAAGCCGGATTCCCGCGCCGCTTCTTGATCGGCTCATCCGCCATACCGTTTCCCCCTTTCGCTTGATTGCCGCACTTTCAGGCGGGCGCTATGCCCATTGCCAAAGGCAGCGGCTTTCCTCTTTTGGCGCAGACAGCAGGGCTCGAACCTGCATCGTTGCGGACAACTCCCCCATGATTGCCGCCGCTCTCCCAACTGAGCTATGTCTGCATGTGGCTGCCCTTCATGCCGTAGGGCAGCCGGGTAGGAGGGTTCACCTTCATGATCCCACTTGCAATAGCCATCGTCCCTACTGCCATTTATGCATAGAATTCAAGCCACGTCAATGGACAAAATTTCATGGATACAGCGAGATACAGCGCCGCACAGTCTTATCCGAAAAATATTTTGCGACCACCGTTTTCAAGACCCTGCCGCCCCTTTTTCCGGTACCCGTGGGTGGTGAAAAGAGCGGGGAAGATGTGTGACAATAGCCATACACCCGTCCCCGCGAGGCCCCGCCGTTTTTCCGCTACCCCCGGCCCCTTAGTTCGTCGTCGGTCATCATGCCCCATCCATGCGCCGCGCAGCCGCCAGCCATCCCCGCGCGCCCAGGACGTGACCGAATCGCCCCGCGCAGCCGGTGCAGGCATATTGCATCCCTGCGCGCCGCTATTTCTCCCGCGCAGCCGTCACCCATCCCTGCCGAATTGCCCGCAGATGACGCAGTAAAGACGCAGTAAGCCCGAAAAGCCCTGCAAAATCAAGGAAAATAGTTAATAAACTCTTAAATCGCGGCGGCGATAGCCCCAGCCCTGCCGCTCCCATCCGTCTCATTGCCCGCCGCAGCCGCCTCGCATTGAAGCCGCAGCCGCCCCATTCCTCGCGCGTTTTTTACTTCTCTTGCAATCTCTTAGTTGT